ATTTTTTTCTTGTAATCTACATCAGGATCTGACCATACTGTCATATCTGTAGAGCCTCTTTCTCCACCTTTTTTGTAAGTTCTAGAACCATAAATGTCATTATATCCACCTCGAATACCACCATCATCTTTGAGTAAACCACCCATTAGAGTTACTGAGTTTGCTTTACCAGATGTCATTCGTATAAATGTAGTTCTAGATGCCATCTTTTCGTGAGTTAGAGTTTCTGTATCTATAGATTGACCTGTAGTAGAATTACTCTGTCTACCCAAAGCTCTCATTTTCTCAAATAATCGTTTTTGTATTTTTTTTGGAATTGGTTCTAAATTAATCACAACTTAACCTGAGTTATTTAATTTTCTAAAATTTCCTAATATCTTACTTATATTTCCTGGTATTCGTAACAATGTTCCTGGTTTAAATGCAACTTGACCTCTAATACCATTTGCTTTTGCTATAATCCACCATAAAGAAACATCACCATAAAACTTATGTGCCATAGTATCAAGTCTTGCACCAAATACTGTAGATATAAATTGATCTGAGTCTTCAATTGGTATTGTAGGATAGTAAGTTGTACTGTATACTATCTTACCATCTTTATCTATTCTCTTTTTTGTATTTCCATATCTGTTCATCACGTATTACTCAAGAATTTTTTATTTAACTTGTCCAATTCAGCTTGTTCCTTTTTCATAAGAGTGTTCCTTCTTGAATATTTATCTGTATCAAATATATTACCTATACCACCAATTAATTTTGGATCACCAAGTATTCCTAAAAAATCACTTAATACACCAGGTTGGTATTCTTTATCTGCTACCCAAGGTGTTTCAAAGTGTTTTTGAGTTGCACTTGGTAATCTTTCACCAACATAAATAAATGTACAACTAACTTGAACATATTTAGGTAGTTTAGCAAAAGTCGTTTCCCAAGTTCCTTCGTCCATTACTGTGTAAGTTAGAGATGATATATATCCTGGTGAATCTGTATACATCTGTCCAATTGTTAATTCTGAAAATGGTGATATCATTCCACCACCACCATCAGCATTACCAGCTGCCCAATGTGGATACGTAAGACCTGCTAAGTAATTTAATTTTTCCCATAAAACAGGTAATTCTTCTTGAGACTTTGGATAAACATCAAATGTAAAACTAATTTCTCTACTTGTTCCTTGATAAACATAAACTGAATCTGGTCTACCTACATATCTTTCTGAAGAATATTCAGGTGAAAAAGTATCTGTTATTCCACTTAGTATTGCCCTAAAAACTATCTTTTTATTATTTCTAACATCTCTGAATTTAAATGGTATCCAATCTAATTCATAAAGTTCTTTATTATTTTTTTCATCTCTATCTAATCCGTATGGAATTAAATTTACTTTATCTTGTCCTCTACTACCACCTTTTTCAAAACCAGGAAGACTTTTCATTATCTTTGAAGCGTTTGCTTTTCCTATAGGTCCTTTTGTTATAACATCATTAAATATCTTTGCTGTTTCTTTAGCTTTTTTACCTAAGTCCTCTAAACCTTCAACATATTCTTCTGCAGATTTTGCATAATCTTCTACGGTCTTTGTTGTTTTAGCTAACCAAGGAAGTTTTCCAACTAATTTTGGAACAACTTTATCTTTTATATATGTTGTAGTCTTTTCTGATATAAGACCTAGTACTTCAGATGAAATAAAATCTACCAATGTTCCCTTAGAAACTAAAGTACCCAAGTCAACATATGACATTCTATTTATACCCAATACACCAGGTACACTAAAAACCGATAAAGGATTGTATGCTCTTGGATTTAAATGTAACTTAGTACCTTTACTAAATTGCTTTACTTTACCTTTGTATTTATCTGGTAAAAAAGAATCTACTGTAAAATCAATAGTATGGTCTGCCGAAACATCATATAGAGTAGTGGTTACCATTTGAAATGGGTTTCTTTTTTGCAATTTATCTTGATTATTTACAAAAGTAGAACCTCTTGTTAAAAAATCTAATGAATTTGTGGCACTATTAATTCTTTTTACATCTGCAAAATATCTATCTAAGAATACACTAGGAGTTCTTCCTACCATACCTCTACCAACGTCATCAATTAGGTTAAAGTAAGATTTAACTACATCTTTTCCTTTATATGCTGCTTTATCTACTTGTACAAGTCCAGCAACTCCATTTAAAGCCGAATCTGGTTTTTGAACTCTGTCAATTCCCCACCGTTGACCAATTCCTCTAATAACAAATGGTTGCTTTCTATCAGGTGCAACATTGAAATCTAAATTTGTATCTGTATTAAATTTTGTTTTTACACCAAGTCTTGCAAATGCTTGATTTATATTTCTACCTATTGAATTAACAGTTCGTAATGTTGGTTTTATAGTTTTTGAAAATCCAAGTACTTGTGTTTGTGTTGGTGTAGTAACTCGTATACCCAATCCACTATTACTTGTAAGTTGAGCATAGTAAGAATCTAAGAAACCATCTTCAACGTGTAGTGATTCTAATCTTGATGCTTCAGCTGGAATTGTAATCCTACTAACTGTTTCTATTAAAGGTGTAGCAACTTCTGTATTTGCAAATCTAGATATAGTAACTTCTTCATTACTTCCAATATTTCGTACAACAAAAGCTGGTGGTAATGGTTGATTGATGGGTGATACTGGTAATTGTCCTATCGGATTTCCACCAATATCTATTAATTTACTTGACCTGTTTAATTGTGCTTGTATATTAGTTACAGCTGGTGTTCCACTACCAAATCCAACTTCTGGTATAATAAATCCCCTACCTCCTGTTGTAGGAATTGTAGGAGTATTAGTTGCAATAGAAGAAATCACACCTTTACCAGCCATATTTCTACGTATTCCAGAACCACCCTTAAAATCTGAATCTTCACGTAGATTAAACCCTCTATTTACCAATCCTTGAGGGTTACTAGTTGCAGTAGATGATGGAACACTAGTTCCACTACCAGCCATATTTCTACGGATGGCCACTCCCCCTTTTAAATCTGATTCTTCAGTTACTAATGGCATTCTATTTCCTTAAAAATTCGCTTGTTTTCTAGTGTTATCGGCTATCTGTCTTGAAACTTCCAGCTGTTGATTTTGTGTACTTAATTGTTTTTCTGCTACACTACCCATAGCACCACCAGCGGCAGCACCAGTCGCTCCTGCTTGATTGTTTCTTACAATTCTTGCAAGACCTTCTACACTTTGACCAACTGACTTAGCCAAAGCTCTTCTTTGTAAAACATTCATTTGATTAAAATCTTGTTCTGAACCAGCTATCCTTTGAATTTCTTTCATCAAACCTTCTTGGTCACCAGTCAATGCCAACATTCTTGCTCTATCAGTATTAATTTGTCTACCAAGTAACAATGAAGCTTCCATTGATGATTCTATCGATGATTCAAATTCAAGTAAAGAGTTTGTTGCATCTGCTACTGCACTCATGTCCAATCCAAGTTTTCTAGCAGCAGTTCCAGCCATAATTAAATTTTTTCCACCATCTTTAGCAAATTCAGCAAAAAACTCAGCATTTGCTGCAATATCTTTCATTACTAATCCCGGAGCAACACCTTGTGCTTCTATCATAGCAGCATTTGCCCTTATTTGATTAAGTAATACATCTCTACTAGCACCAGAAATTGCTTCCATTATAGAAAGTGTTTTTCCCAACTCGTCACTAGTTTGTCCAGTAGCTGCTGACGTTCTTGCAAAATTCATACTCAGTTTAAGTGCTTGATCAACACTGCCACCTAAATCAGATAATATTGTATTCTGTGCAGATTTTATATCTTCCAACTCTAAACCATATAACTTAGCTTGCAATCCTAATGATTTATTTGCTGCAACTATTTTTAGAGAAGTTCCTACCGAAACACCTAATTCTTTTCGTGTGTCTGCTACTGCTTTAGCGGTATCTAAGGCTAATTTTGCCAATACTGCAAAAGCTGCTAGAGGTCCTGCAAATTTTCCTAAAAATCCATAGTTCTTTTTAATGGATTTATAAGTATCATTCATATCAGAAACAAATGGTAGTTGTCTTTTTAAAGCATCTCCAAATTGTTTAGAGTTACTACCACGTTTTTTAGCGTCTTTCAAACCTTGTTTACTTAAATCAACGTCATTTTCGTTAAAATCTTTAAGTTGTTTTAAAAGAGATAATCGTTTTGCATAGTTACCATTTGTAAAATCATCAAAGGTTGTTCCCTTTTTCTTTTCATCATTTAACCTTTCTATTTCTTTAACAAACTCTTTTGCTAAATCAAGGTTTTTCTGAATACCCATTTCATTTTCAAAAGCGGCATCACTTACACCTTCACCTCTAAATGGTTGTTGTTTTTTCTTAGCCATTATTTATACTTTTTTGCCCAATCTGGAAGTTCACCTCTTCTAACTTTACTTAAATCAGATTTACTCAAATGACTTTCCATTTCTTTTTTAGCCTGAACTACTTTAGCCATTGATTTAGCTAACTTAGGATCTGTTTTTTTCATCTTATCTAGAGCTTGTCCAGTAAGTCCATCTGCTATTTTATAAAATATACTTGTAACTATTTTGTCTACGATTCCTTCGTTAACATTTTTCTTTTTAGACATTGTGAATCTCCAATAATATTAAGTGTTGTAACTCAATAATAAATATCATTTTTTGAATTTATTCATCTCTTTTTTAAATTCATCAGCTTCTTTCTTATAGAAAGTCTGTAGACGTTTTAAATAAAATGTACGAAGATATATAGGTAGATTGTAAGCATCACTAAATGTAAATCCACCTTTGGAGTGTAGGATTAATTGAAATATTTCCTCGTGTATTTGTAGTTTATACTCCGGAGGAAGGCCAAAAAAATCGCACGGTGACTGGAATTGTCACCTCTGTCTCCTTTCCACTAGAATCGACAATAGTAGTTGTCATATCCATATCTGGTGTTATAGTACTTAAATGTTTTCTAAAAGCCAAAGAATCTCTTGATAAAAATTCATTTTCTACAAAATTAATTATATATTCTTTTTCAGAGTTACCATCTACTGATAATAACATTGTTTTTAGTCTAGTAGTTAATTCTGAACTTCTTGATTTTGTTATTTTTTCTAATGCTTTTAATTCAGCATCTATTTTCTTCTCATCTTGACCACTAAGTAGTTTAAATGTAATTGTTCTTTCTGAAGTTGGTAATTTAAATGAAAATTCATTTTTACCTTTAGTAAATTTACTAAAATCCAATTTAACTGCGTCTAATTTAGATAAATCTACACTTTTCTCTTCACCATCATATTCAAACTCATACTCTTTACCATATCCAAGAACACGAGCAGCTACCATAATAGCATTCTTATCACCAACCAATAAATCGTGAATATTTATTGTTTTATCTACAATTAGTGCTTGTAATAAAATGTCAATAACTGTACCTTGTTGTATTAGATTTTGAGAGGTTAAAATATCCTCTTCTTTTGCGGTCATGTATTTTACTTCTACTTTACCACTAGATAGCGGGTGACCATCGATGTAGAAATATCCTTTGGATGGTAAGTCTACCACTTCCGTAGGAAATTTGTAATCAGCCATGAATGACTCCTTTATATTGTATTAATATATATAACTAATTTTGTCGTAAAACTATTTTATTTTTTTCCAAACTTTTCCGCTGCTGTAACACCAAGTCCAACTACTGAAATGTACATAAAACATTCCAATATCTTGTCCTTAACTTCAAATGTAGAAAAGGTATCAGCACCCCAACTACAAATCAACATAAAGAATGCTGCGAAACCGACAAATCTTTTACTAGAGATTTTAGCATCACTAGAAAGCATTTCTCTTAAAAAACTCATATGTACTCCTTAGAATTGTAAGATTGCGTAATCGTATTTAAGTGTTAATTGTATCTCAGCTGGATCACTTGAAGCGTAATCTAAATCACCAAAGTTAGCTGTCTCGATATAAGTACCTTTTAATACCCATTCTTCAACAACATCACCAACTGGTCCTAACAAATTAAATGTGACATCTTTTTTATAAAAATCTGAGTACCCATCACGTCCTGTTACTGATTCGTGTGATAAACGAACCCATTCCATTACACCTTGTGCAGCTGATGGAACAACTGGATCATAAAGAGTAATATCGATTGGTTGCCAAGCACCTTTACCTTTAATGTAACGTTTAACATTTATATGGTCTAAGACAATTTCTTCAAACTGAATTGAAGGTCTATTCGCCGTCTTTACCAAATATGATGGAATACCTTCTATGTACATGATGAACCTATTTTTTGTTTTCGGTTCAAACGGTGTGAACATAATTTCTGAAGGATCTAGTGTAGCCATTCTTTGTTCTCCTAAAAAGTCGTTTATTTCTACTCATAAATAAATATCAATTAAACAAATTTTCATTAAATAAAATAAAAAACCCCTCATAAAGAGGGGCTTTTTAGGTATTAGTTACTAACTAATGTTATTCAGGAAATGTGGCTCCTGTTGGTTGTACTACGAAATCAAGTACAATGAACTCTGCAGTCCTTGTAGGTTGAACAAATATCTGTCCTACCAACTGATTTCTATCTACAACGTCTGGAGTGTTATTAGTGTCATCCATGACAACTCTAAAAGCACTTAAACCACTATTCTGTTGTACTTGTTCTAAATACGGATTGACGATATTTAAGAATCTATTTCTTAACGCCTGTGTATTTTGTTCAAATACTAAGTATCTTGAAGCACTTGCAATAAATTTCCTTAATGCAATCAACAATCTACGAACATTGATTCTATCTAAAGCAGATGGTTTAGATTGTAGTGTTTTTTGTCCAAATACCACAACTCCTTGACCAGGAAATGAAGCAATCGGATTAACTCTACCT